TTGAACTTCTAAAAGTCTAGAGATCTTCTCGTCTACTGGAATAGCCGATCTAATATAATTAGAGTAAGAACGACTCATATCAGCAGTAAGGTATTTTCTTTGGGACTCGTTTAAACCAAAGTATTTGTAATGGGCATCTAGTTCTTTAGCGTAGTTCTCAAAGTTGTTTGCTCTCTGCTCAGGGGCATCATCCATATCAAGAGTCATATCTCCTAGTGTTTTGATTTTTGCACTAGCCTCACGAAAGTAGGTTGCAGGGTCTTCTCTAAGTTGCTGATTGGATGTTTCTACGTGCTTTTCAAACGCTGCTTTTGCCGAGAGCGTTGCTTTAGCATTAAATAATTCTGGGTTTGAATACCTAGCTGCTGCCTCTATCATTTGTTTAGAGCTATAGTTTAAATCACCCATAGATTCTAATTCTTTTGCAAGAGACTCTCTAGACCTGTTTACTTCTTCTGTAAAAATATCGTTAGCTTTATGTCTTTGACTTGGGGGTAAGACCTTTACTCTTTTTAAAGCGTTACCACTAGCTTCACCAAGGTTTACTGTATCGAAATCAATTAATTTATCTGCTGGCTCAACTGATAGATTTGCCTTGTGTCTATTAAACAACCTCTCCTTTTCACTAGCTATAAGAGGGTTTGTTCCTGTCTTACTTAAAACTACAGCAAGGTCTGCCATCTCAGCTCTGTCTTGAGATGTATTCCTAGAGTTCTTCGCTCTAACAGAATCTATGGCACGTTTAAACCTTCTCGATTTCTCTCCGGGTGTAAGTGAACTGTTTACCAGATCAACTAATGCTGGATCATCATTCCCGCCAAGACTACTATCAAAACCAAATTCAGCCATTGAAGCGTCACGCTCTTCTTGTGGGATGCTTTGTCTAAGTATGCTTATGATTCTTTCTGAACTGTCTGAACCCTCCAGTCCGTCGAGCAAACCAATTACAACCTTCTCTTTCATTTTTTTAATAGCTGTTACTGCTGTAAGTGGAGAGTAGTTTAAACCAACCTCTCTCATTATGTCTTCTTCTTGTGCTCTTGCAAATTCAACACCGTCGTCACCATTAGGGTTAACGGCTTGTCTACCTTGCATTTCATTAGTTAGGTTGTCTCTCGTAGTCATTGCGAAGTCAGTGCGTAACTTGCTTTCTACTCCATGTGATCTAAGTAAAACTCGGTTACTGAGATCATTAAATCTTTGAGAATATAAAGAAAATGCTTCATCACTTGGAGCTGTCTTCTTTCTATTTTGAAGTCTGCCCTGAAGAAAAGTATTAACCGTATCTGTGTAACCAGCACCATCAGCAGGTGAGTTAAGATCTAACTGTGTTATAAATTCATTCGTATCTATAAGATCTCTTGAGTATGAATTACTTGCATATGAATTAGTTGCTGCTTTAACCTGTGCTTGAGTATGTTGTTGTGCAAAACTAAGTACACTATCAGCTACTTTAGCCACAGCATTATCGGTTTGATTTAATGGTGCGATTTGGATAGCACCTGACCTTGCTCTAACTGTCGGTTCATTTGCTCTAGGTATCTTTGGCATTATCTAAACCTTCTTTTAAATTCTTTAAATGACATTCCAGACTTAAGGAAAGATTGAAACAGGTTTTCATCGACTACTCCATCTTTTTTAAAGAAGTCTCTAAGTTCTTGAGGATCTTGAGTTGGGTCTTGTTTTGTGCCTATATCGAAAGCTTGTTTATTTGTTGCTAGATCAAGCTGACTTTGCTGTATATTTTTACTAGCCTCTAGTGTCTTGTTTGCTTCTGCCGCTCTCTTGTTTGCTTCTGCTAGTGCCTTGTTTGCTTCTGCCGCCTTTGCATATTTCGCATAGTCAGTGCCAGCACTAGCTACACTTCCAGCAAATGAGGCGTAGTTAGAAATGGCTTGTCCTTTTCTTATATCGTCTGCAACTGCTCTTGTTTGGTCTGCTCCAGATCTTGCGAGATCCGCTTGAAATTTAGAAGCTCTTTGGATAGAAGATATTTCACCATTGATTTGTCTGTTTGTGTCATCCATTACGGCTAAGGCTGATCCGCTTGATATATCTATACCATTAGCTGCATAAGCTACTATCTGCTGACCCTCAAGCTTTTCTCCTTGTATTTTTACATTGCGAATATTCTCAGAAGCTTCTTCAAGTATTCTATCTGCTTGCATTTCATATAGTTTAGCTTGTTCGTGAGCAGCACCTTTAGCTTTTTTAGCTGATCTTTCTTTTGAATATAAACTCACACCCGCAGCCACAGCCGTCACAGCAAACCATACTGGCATTATTCACTCCTATCGTATGTCTTACCCCTTATGGCAAGAGCTACTACAGTCACAGGGTATGGTTTAGTCTGCTCTATAATTACATACTGTTCATCATCTGGACTAGCTGGAAAGTAGACTTCTTTTCTTCCAGTGAATAAAGGTAATGGGTCTCCCATAACATAATCATTAGCCAGTAGTTCCATATCCTCTAACTTATCTTCTTCATATCCTACTTTAGCTCCATACGTTTTATAAAGTAATGCTGTTACTTTATCTATTCTTTGTATGGTTCCGATAGATGAGCCATAGTCTCCACCTACTTCTATAGGTAAAGTTTTAAATCTAGCAGTATATCCATAACCAGCTATAACTTCTGTGGCTACTGCGTCTAAAGTAATACTACCGTCATCGGCAACTAGTTTATTCCCAACATAGAACCCATCAGCCAAAACCTGAACTATGTCTCCCTTTAAATGATTAAAGCCAGTAACAACAAGGGGGGAGCTAAAAGTAGTAGAACGTATAGAAGAGTCCATATAATATGGTTTATCTGCCTCATTAGTACTTGTGTTAAGTAGGCTGTCATTGCTGAAGTTCTCCCCAATTCTTTCTATAGTTTGGTATCCAATTACTGCCTTTATTAAGAATAGTTCTGTGTTAGTTGTAAAGTCAGGTTTACCCCCAAAAAGGATGGAATCGATTGTGGTCTGTATTGTCTCGATAATTTGTGTTTCAGTATCGCCAGCCAATATAGGAACATTAAAATCACCATCAGGACCAGCAGGTCCGTCTATAACTCCGAAGTATATTTTGTATGTCTTAAAACCAATACTTATATAAAAGTATTCTTGGTTAGCTATGATGCCACCAGCTAGAGCACTTGGCGATTCCAAGGCTAATGGGTTTATTCTGATTTCGTAATTAAGATGCCCAGTCTCACCGAGTGTCTCTGTTATTGTAAAGTGTTCATGGATACCAGCAGGAGTCGCTGGAATTGCAATCACTCTATAATTAGATTTAGCACATACTATTCTTCGTCTTGAATTGAGTGTTGTATGGATTTTTGAAAGCACAGTGTCAGCATCGTCGGTGTCGTCTACATCTACTTTTATATCAAAAGTCTCTGCTATATCTGGAGCTGCCCCACCAAGTGTTGGAGATGAATTAAACCACACATTCCAAAGATCACCGTCGTCTATAGTGAAGTAGTCTCCATCTAAATCAAGCCCTACTGTAGAGGATGGTATTTTTAAAACAAACCTTCTTGGGAAATTTTCAACTTCAGGCTCATCTATAAAGGTAAACCCAGTTCCATTATCAACTACATCACTACCAGAAAAGGCAACAGTGTTATTAAGTGATACACCTAACCCTTCCTTTTCAACCACTATCCACAGATCATCAAAAGATCCACTCTCATTAGGAATAACCCCTACACTTATAATATTAGTGTTCTCGCCCCCAAGAGTGTGTCTATGCCATGCACTTACTTTACTTGATTCTTCAACTGTAAAACCTATTAATTGATTAGCACTTGTTTTCGCCCATACTGTATTAGTTGAACTCTGGCCTACTACTTTAGTTATCTGTTGCAGATCACTACTATTATGTTTAATTATATCTTCATTCAGTATGTTTAAATCCCTTGCCTTAGATGCTAGATTGGATGCGTCTACAGATATATCGTACAGCTTCCTACCGCTTCTAGACACGAAGAACATTGTATTACTGACAGCAGCAGACATTACATCAGAGGAACCTACTGAGCTTTGTTTCACTAGTGTCGCACTTGAGGAAGACAACCCACTATCTTGACCAACTAATATAAACTCTCCACCGATTGTCCCTATGACTAAGGCAGCCCCGCCATGAATCCATTGTATTTTATTTACTTCATTAGAAGACGGTATGAGTGCTAATGGGTCTGAATCTGATTCAACACCAAAATAATCGAATCTAGTTACGTCATTTTCTTTATCTACTATGTTCTTATCTTGCTCAAATCTTTCTTTCATCATGTGGAATATATCGGAGGTCAGTGATGACCATAAAGTATCAGGGTAGTCTTTATTTCCACCAAAGAATAATCTAGACTGGTAACTTGCTATAGACTTAGGCCACCCAGATTGCTCTGACCATGAGGATCTTTTCCAGTCTTTGGTTACAAACGATGGATCAGAAGTTAAACCTGAACCAGCCGGTGTCAATAAAATACCCACAGCTTCCGATGATTCATTTGGGTAATTAGGATTACTGTCGTCTGATAGATCAACAATAAGAAAAGAGTATTCTACGTTCGATGGCTTGGGTAGTGGGGCTGCTGTTATATAAGGCACTACTCTGAATATAGAACCTATTTCGTTTTTCTTCCAAAAGTTTTTAAGAGCTGTTGTTTTAGCTTGTGTATTATATGCAGTTAACGTATGTGCAACTAATCCTGAAAACTGTACAGTAGGGTTATTAAAGGAAATCCACTTATTATCGTCTATATTTATATTCTCAAATGGATGTCTTAACACAATATTTTGGTCAAAAAATTTTGTAGAATCAGTGAAAGAAACCGATATACCTGGAAAACTGTACCACTCGAAAGTGAACTTTATGCTCGGATCATTTGTTCTTTTAATTGTGAACGGAGGTACTAAACCACTATTATGAACGATGATTACAATATCTCCAGACTGAACATGATGCCATCCGTCTATATCTAGACTAAGGTCATTAACCATAGCTGTAAAAAGCTTTAGACTTCTTGTTGGATACATTACAACATCTGTGATTTCTACGTTTTGAGATACACCATTTTTATCTATAACAACTGGCTGCTCGAATCCGGCATGGGGTAATAGGATTGCGTATCCCTCACTCTTAGAAAATATAAACGGTATTATGGCTGGCTTACCTATACCAAGGGCTACAAACTTAGAACCCATTCTTCTAGTTAGGCCACCTTGTTTTATTGGAAGGAAATTTAAGATCTCTTTACATGCGTTATTATAATCAGCAGAATCAGCTCGACCTAGTAGACGATCACCAAATTCTCCAGAAGAGAATGAGTTTTGTAAGTGGATAAACTTCGCCATTAGAACCTCGCATTGACAAAAAAGTCAGCCTGTAAATCATCAGGAGATCCCTCTTGCCCATCACGAGTCTTGGCTTTTGCTAATGAAGATTCATATAAAGCAAACATGTTGGCCTGTAATGAATTAGATTGAACAAGCGCATAAGCAAACTCAGCAGCTATTCTTGCAGCTAAAGCATCATCAAAACTAGGATCAAACAAAGTGGTATCTTCTTCATCTTTTATATATAAGATTTTAACTGCCGTAGAGTTTGTAACTAACTTACGGCCTTCTATTTTAAAGTGAGGAACTGAACTTAAACCCCCACCAAATTCTAGATGATTCCCGCCAATAGCCTGAACGAGAATAATGTTACCGGCTGAACCCTCTTCTTGTGTTTTTATTACACGTAGGCAATCTGCTGGTAATTGATATTCAAAGGAGTATTCAAACTCTGGAGTAGAAACAAGTTGGTTTAAAGATGCTCTCTTAATTGCAAAATTCCAAGGGTGTGCTCTTAGGACTTCTTTTCTTAGCCCGTCATATCTCTCACTACAAAGTCTTGCTCTTTTATTGTTTTCAAGGAAGGTGGCAATACGTTCAGCTCCAAGTTTTAATAATGCAGAATTACAGATTTCAACTGGGCTTGATGCCATTTCATTCTCCTAGAACCCCAGTCTTGGTTTATGAAGACCGGGGATAAGTCATGCGTGGCGAATTAACTATTTGAAGTGGAGTAGCAAATAGCAATCTTAAGTGTTCCAGCAGCAGGTACTTCGCCAGCCTGAAACTCAAGTTTCATTTGGTCTTCACTTGAAAACTCATCGAAGTCACCAGAGCTTACTCCAGATGCTAGTGCTAAACTACGATTTGTGAGCACTCCTGCTGGGTCAACACTAATGAGATTTGGAGCAGTTGCTAATTGAGACACATCGCAAGAGATACTATGAATCCTAGAACCAGTAGGAATCTTAGCACCAATAGCTAGAGTCTCGCTTGCATTGACAGAAGCAACTCCGTCAAATTCATATTCATCATAAGTAACTCTCATCCTTGCACCTTGTTCTGATTGTTTAATCATCACTGGTGGTTCAGATTGAGCTTTTGTAGCGTTTGATCCGAGTATATCACTCATTTTAAAACCTCACTTTTAAATGTTTAAGTTAAAATTTAAGGGGAGATTTAACTCCCCACTATTTTTTATACGTCTTCTTTTACGAAGAACTGAACAACTTTGGCTTCTTCCATTCTAACAGCTCCAATGCTCATTTTAGCATAGACCTGAGTAGAGAAAGACTTGTCAGGTCTACGAGCGATTTCGCCCATGATGTCCTGACCAGTTGCTAAGAGTAGTCCGTCTTGACACCAAGCATAACCAACTCTTGCTTTAGCTGTAACAATAGTGTGGGTAGCTCCGCTTAACTCTCCATCAATACCGTAAGTAAAGCTGGCTCCAAAACCTAGTGACGCATCGTCGCCTTTAGGAAGTAACTCAGTACGGATGAAGTTTAAACCTAGAAAGGTATTAATTTCACCCTGCACCAATGCTTTAACTACGTTGTAGTCAGAGCTAGTTATCTGAGGATCAGCAAGCAAAGATTCAAGCATAGCTGCGTTAACTGCAATGTAACGTGGGATGCTTTCGTCTACATCTTCTTTATCGAATTTTTTCTTAATTCTACGAAGAGTTGCTACGTTTAGTTGATCTCCGTTATCAGGACCAGCTACTTCGGCAGTAAGAGCAGAAACTAATTTTCTATCGGTTGTTAATGCTAGTGGAGGATTTAAACCTTCTTCACCAGTAATAACAGATCCACCAAGAGCTAGGATAATTCTTTTATCCATTGATCTACCTAAAGCCCATGCAGCAGCTTGAGCATACTGTGAAGTTGGGTCCATAAGCATACGAATTTTATCTTGGTCATCGACCAGATCTCCCCACTCATAGTCAAACATATCTACTCTACGTCTGGAGTGTGGTGTATCTAATTGCGGTGTATCACCGTGGCGAGTAGTTCTAATCTGAGCTGCTACAGTACCAATTATATCGTAGAACGCAGACTTACCTACTTGGGTTTCAGTTCTTACAGATCCTCTGAGACGTGAACCCTTCTGTTGAGACAGATGGAATACGTTAGATGAAAACTGCTTAACAAATGCTTCTGTTATAAAGTTGGACATTGTTTCCTCCGGTTAATAAATATTACGTTTATCAGTATCGGTGAATTGTCCCAGAAGGATTCGCCCTAAGCCGTTGGTGGCCTTGACCGTCTTGCGACATAGGATCGGTTTAAACGATTGCCCTATATATATAAATTAAATCCGTATTCTATTATTGTCAAGCTTGCATTGTTTGATTCATTAAACGGTGCACTTCTTGAACTATTCTTCCGTGGTCTGGATGCTCTTTAGACCAGTATGGGCTATTCTTGTCTCCCATGATTGTATTCATTTTAGCATGTGCTTCTTCAGTAGTAGTGCCTACATTAGAAATAGCAGTAGCTCTAAACGTATCTTCAGTTAAATGCTCAGCAATACGAGACAGAAATCTTATTAATTTCGGGTTACTACCAACACTATGATCTTTTGTAATTAGCTCATTAAATGATTCAGTCTCATCATCAAATTGCTTAATTACGAGTTTAGCGTTCCTAACTACAGTGTTGTAGTTGTCGCCTTCTTCTTTTTTAAACTGTTCCATACGTTCAAGCAGGGCATGTTCT